ACAAGATTAAAGTATTACCCACTATAATAGTTTTTAATAAAACAGAAGAAATAAAAAGATATAAAGGAAATCTTCTTTTTAAATTAGATGTAGAAAAAAAAGAAATACAAAGTGTAGTAGACAGCCTTATAATCTCTAAATTTAGATAATGATACTATCAAAAAATTTTTCATTAAATGAATTCACTAAAAGCGTAACTGCTATTAGAAATGGTTTAGATAACGAACCTACTAAAGAGCATATACGTAATTTACAACTCTTAGCTAAGTTTGTGTTACAACCACTTAGAGAAGCGTTAGGAAAGCCTATTAGAATAACCTCAGGTTATCGTTCAGAAAATTTGAACAAGCTGATAAAAGGAAGTAAAAAATCACAGCATTGCAAAGGAATGGCGGCGGACCTTCAATTTAAAGTTGATGGAGTAATGAATAACAAAATGATATGGGATAAAGTAATTGAATTAGAATTGCCTTTTGACCAAATGATTAATGAATTTGATTATTCGTGGATTCATATTTCTTATAATCACGAACATAATAGAAAGGGTTTATTAGAGGCTTATAAAGAAAATGGTAAGACAAAATATAAATGGCATAAAATAGAAAAAGGAATATAATGGGAGTATTAGATAAAATATTTGGTGGCGGAGGGAGTAAGTTAGTGGAATCCGTAGGTGGAGTTTTAGATAATCTTACAACCAATAAAGAAGAAAAATTAGAAGCTAAAAGAAAATTAAAAGAGTTGGTTGCCAATTATCAAATTGAAGTAGAGAAGAATATAAGTGAGAGGTGGAAAGCTGATTTACAACACGGTAATTGGTTAACCCGCTCTGTTAGACCTCTTGTTTTAATATTCTTAATTGTATGTACTATGCTACTTGTGTTTATAGATAGTGGTAGTATAGAGTTTCAGGTAGAAGAAAAGTGGACTGACTTGCTACAATTAACCCTTATAACAGTTATAGGCGCTTATTTTGGCGGACGTTCAATTGAAAAAATAAAAAAATAATGCCTGTAAGTAAAAAGAATATGAAATGTAATGTTGTTCGCACGAGCACTAGAGCGGGGAAGAAAAAGATGGTGAAAGCTTGTGAGGGAGGAAAAGAGAAACTTCTTCATTTTGGCGCTAAAGGTTATGGACATAATTATTCATCAGCAGCAAGAAAAAGTTTTAGAGCTAGACATAAGTGTGGAGAGAAAAAAAGTAAACTAGGAGCACAATATTGGGCGTGTAAACATTTATGGGCAGGTAAGGGAGGTTCAACTAAATCTTCCCCAAAAAATAGACAAGGAAAATATTAGTATCTTTGTGTAATTAATTAAAATTTAAATCAAATGAAAAAATTAACACAAGAAGAATTACAAAGTCTTCAAAAATCAATAAAGGATTACAATGCTATAAAGCTAAAGTTGGCTGAAACAGTATTACATCAGCAAGCAATAATGGGGGAAATAGGGATGTTGAAGTCTCAGTTTTTACAACAAGAGAAAGTATTAATGGATAAATATGGTAAGGACTCTAGTATTAATACACAAACCGGAGAAGTTACTGAAGTAAAGAAATAAAGTTATGCCTAAAATTAGTTCATACAGCTCACCCCCCAATGTAGGGGTAACCGATAAGGTAATAGGTACAGATGTGTCATCAGTACCTTCGGATAAAACTCAAAATTTTACGATTCAAGAGATTATAAATCTAGCATTAAAAAATGGGATTTTTACAGGAGGTAATGGGTTGCCATCTTATGACGATGATGCAGCAGCAGGGGTGGCAGGGTTAGCAGCAGGAAAACTTTTTCAAACCACAGGTGCGGGAGCAGCACCATTAAATGCAGCAGGAATAGTAATGATTAAACAATAATAAAATGCCTAAGATTAATTCATACGAAATTGTAGATACTCCCTTATTAACTGATAAATTAATAGGTACGGATGTTGGCGGAACACCTGCGAATCAAACTAAGAATTTTACGGTAGAACAGTTAGGGAATACTATAGGTTGGCATAATACAACTACTACTATTACCCCTGCTCAAATGCTTAATGCTAATACTCCTATAGAGCTTATACCTGCTCCCGGTACAGGAAAAACTTTGCAGATTTTAGAGGTTGTGGTTTGTATGCCATTTAATAGTGTGGCTTATAATGCTCCCGCAGATTTTAAGATAAGGATGGGGGGGGAAGTTTTTTATACGTGGACAAACTCCGCCTTTTATGGAATAAATATAAATGTTGTAAGTAATAGTTATGTGATTGTATTAAAACCTGAATACGTAACTACTCTTGGTGGGGTATCTGTACAATTGCTAGCAACAGGGAGTAATATTGGTCCTTCATATTCGGGCGCTAATAATTTAGAGTTGATAGCTGCCGGGTTACCACCAACACAGGGAGACTCCACTGTATATATAAAAACAACCCATAGAACATTAAACGTAGGGTCAACGATTTAAAATAAAATAAAATGGAAATAAGAAAAATATCAGTAGGTCCTGATTATAAGTCAGGAGCTATGCACTATATAGTAGGTCAAGAAGTGCTTAACGGAAATTATATAATACATTTAATTAAGTACGATAAAGACTCAATGTCAACTAAACTATGGATAATTAATAGAGATAATGAAGTGATATTATGGAAAGAGTTTTCTCCTAATATGCCTGTTTCATTAGAGTATAATATCAACTTCTAATGAGGTCTCCAAAAGAATTTATAGTAAAACCTTTACAAGGTAAACGGTATGATAATACTAAAAAAATAGGTGATGTTGATTTAATATTAAGCACATCGGAGGAAGACCATAATTTTTCTAATCGTCAAGGTGTAGTACAAGCATTACCTTTAGGTTACACCGGACCTATTGAGGTAGGTGATATATTACTTGTTCATCATAATGTGTTTAAGTTTTATTATGATATGAAAGGTTACCAAAGAAGTGGTAAAAGTTTTTTTAAAGATGATTTGTTTTTTATAGATAATGACCAATTTTATTTATATAAAAAAAAAGATAAATGGATAGCGCACGATAGGTATTGTTTTATTAAACCTATACCTGTAGAAGATAGTATAATTATGAAAGCTTGTAATAAAGAACCTTTAATGGGCGTGATGGAATATCCAAATAAATACTTAAAAAGTAAAGGGGTTAAAAAGGGAGATAAAGTTTCATACACTCCTTTTAATAATTATGAATTTAGAATAGATGGAGATGTTTTTTATCGTCTTCACGACCATCAAGTAACTATGGTAATATGACATCGAAAGAAATTAAATTAGAAATTATTCAAGCAGGAAGGAGAGCTGTTAAACAATTAATTAAAGTAGCTAAAGAGGAGATAATCAAACCGGACCCTGAAGATGAGTTAGCTGCGGATAGATTAAAAAATGCAGCAGCTACTAAAAAGTTAGCCATCTTTGATGCTTTTGAGATACTTAATAGAATAGATGAAGAACAGGAAAGTATAGAAAGTATGGAAAGGGGCGCAAGTAAAACTGAAACAAAACAAGGATTTGCAGAAAGACGTTCAAAATAAATTATATACTATTGTAGAGGATTATGTTCCTAAAAATGTTCTTTCCAAAAAGAATAGAGCAAAAACTTGGGAATATGGTTATAACGATAAATATGACTTTATTAATATATCTAAAACCGGACAAGTTGGAACTATTATAAATATTAATGGTTTGTTAATAGGGATTCCCCTAGAACCTAAAGAGTGTCTTCAAAGACACAATGATAAAAAAGAACAGTATTGGGAAAGATTAGAATTACCTAAAGCTTTATCAAAAATAAATTCTATTTTTCAATGGAATACAATGTCAACAGAATTTAAGGATAGATGGGTAGATTATATAGAGAAAGAGTTTGATAGAAGAGAAGAGGGAGCTTGGTTTATGAATAATGGTAAACCTACTTACATAACAGGTTCTCATTATATGTATTTACAATGGAGCACAATTGATGTTGGAAACCCTGATTATAGAGAGGCTAATAGAATATTTTTTATTTTTTGGGAAGCGTGTAGGGCAGATAAAAGAAGTTTTGGAATGACTTATTTAAAAATAAGACGTTCAGGTTTTTCTTATATGGGGTCTTCTGAATGCGTTAATGTAGGTACACTTGCTAAAGATTCTAGAGTAGGTATATTATCTAAAACCGGTTCAGATGCTAAAAAGATGTTTACTGATAAAGTAGTTCCTATATCTACAAGATTACCTTTCTTCTTTAAACCTATTCAGGACGGTATGGATAAACCGAAAACTGAATTAGCTTTTAGAGTTCCTGCATCTAAGATTACAAAAAAGAATATGTATAATACTAACACGGAAGAGTTGTATGGATTAGATACCACTATTGATTGGAAGAACACCGACGACAACTCTTATGATGGAGAGAAGTTATTACTATTAGTACACGATGAAAGTGGTAAGTGGATTAAACCAAATAACATTTTAAACAATTGGAATGTAACTAAAACGTGTTTAAGATTAGGTAGTAAGATTATAGGAAAATGTATGATGGGTTCTACATCAAATGCTTTAAGTAAGGGTGGGGGTAATTTTAAAAAGTTATACGAAGATTCTGATATAAAAAAAAGAAACGCTAACGGTCAAACTAAAAGTGGACTCTATTCTTTATTTATTCCAATGGAATGGAATATGGAAGGGTTTATTGATAGATATGGAGAGCCTGTTTTTTACACTCCTAAAACAAAGATTAAGGGAGTGGATGGAGAGTGGATAACTAATGGAGCTATTGATTATTGGAAAGCTGAAGTAGATTCTTTAAAAAATGATGCAGATGTTTTAAATGAATTTTATAGACAATTTCCGAGAACAGAAGCTCACGCGTTTAGAGATGAGAGTAAAGCTTCTTTATTTAACTTAACTAAAATTTATCAACAAATAGATTATAATGATAGTTTGATTACTGAGCACTTTGTAACGAGAGGAGGTTTTCATTGGAAAAATGGAATAAAGGACAGTGAAGTTATATGGACACCTCAGTCTAGGGGTAGATTTTTAGTTAGTTGGTTACCTGATAAAATTTTGCAAAACAGGGTGATAAATAAAAGGGGAATAAAATATCCTGACAATGACCATTTAGGTTCTTTTGGATGTGACTCTTATGATATATCCGGAACAGTTGGTGGTGGTGGTTCTAATGGTTCATTACACGGTATGACTAAATTTAATATGGATAATGCTCCAAGTAATGAATTTTTTTTAGAGTATGTCGCAAGACCTCAAACTGCTGAGATATTTTTTGAGGAAGTTTTAATGGCGTGCGTTTTTTATGGAATGCCTATATTAGTGGAGAATAATAAACCTCGTTTACTTTATCATTTTAAAAATAGAGGTTATAGAGGTTTTTGTATGAACCGACCGGATAAACATTATACTAAATTATCTAGAACAGAAAAAGAATTAGGAGGTATTCCTAACTCCTCAGAAGATGTTAAACAAGCGCACGCGGCAGCGATAGAGTCGTATATTGAAAAATATGTAGGATTAGATTTGCAAGAATCGTATAGAGAGTCGGATTTAATGGGTAGTATGTATTTTAATCGTACCTTAGAAGATTGGGCACGTTTTGATATAAATAATAGAACTAAGTTTGATGCC